TTGGTGTCATCTGGCATCTTCTTGTACTTCCGGAAAAATGCCTCGTCGATCACCTGCTCAGTGGGCGTCTCAACCGTGTTGTTCAACAGAAACTCGGTAGTGACCTCCAGTACGGCGGCAATTTTTCCGATTTTTTCAGCGGAGGGTTTGGGGTCGTCTTTGTTCTCCAACTCCCACATGTAGCTCTTACTGGATTCGGTCAGTTCGGCCAGTTGTTCCAGGCTCAATTTTTTTTGTTTGCGCAGTGCGCGAATCTTTTCACCCAAAGGGGATGGCACGGGCGTCTCCTGTTTTATTGGTGGCAATCGACAATATACCATTACACCGAACAAAAACGTAACTGCTTGACAAACCATAAGGACTTCGAAATAATCCTAATCGTTCGGTACGCCGAACGCATTCGGTCTACACACCCCAATAATAAACAGGGACGTCTCCGGCTGCTGTGAACCTGATCACCAACTTGTAAAGGGGAAGTAGATGAATGATGCAGAAAATTTGAGCAAACTCCTGGGCCACCTGCCGCCCGCCATATTCCGTGATTTCATGGTGAATGAGTTTGCACTCGGCATGCCACCGCTGGATGTAAAGAAATTGAAGAAGGAGCAGCGCGAGCCGATGGAGGCCGTACTCACGGCGATCGATTTTGCCCAGCGGCAGAAGATTGAGGAAGTCGCCGAACGGATTGTCCTGCTCTCAGATGGTCCGGGCCAGGATGTGGTTGACGGTTTCCGCGACAGTATTTTCAGCGATGATGATCGGGAAGTATTTGATTTATTGCGCAATCAGTTCGAGCGTGCCCTTTGGCTGTATACGAATGAACCAGACATCTTCAAGGAAGCACTTGATGCGCGCCAGGCCGACGTGTTCCGCCAAAGCGCATCGTGTTACTCCGGGTTTGTCGCCCCCATAGCGCTTGCGGTGCTGACCGATGCAGACGCCAAAGACGACTTCCACAATAGCGTCGCTCAGCAATTGGGGTGCGCCAAGGATGCTGTCGCCATCCAGATATTCAAGCGTCTACGCCCCGACACCCAGACTGGCGAAGACGTTGACCTCTACCAGATCAGTGTCCATCACAATCGCCCGCCAGAAATCATCGACTGTGTGCAGGCCAGTGAACTGGTGCCACAGGAAGTAATCCGTGCGGTGTCATCCCACATCACCTACGAGCCCGCCAATGGACACCTCGAGGTTCTGTCAAAGGACACCGATGGTCGCGAAGCTCTGGCACGCATCGTGGCGGACTCCCTGCTGAAATCCCCAATTTCTGGCGAAAAAATAGCACTCAAACAATATGACTACCAATGCCTCGCTGCGCTGCGCAATTTTGACATTTCCGGGGAAAACGTCGCATCGGTCAAGGTGACTGAGCTTGGCTATACAGGCGCCAATTACCAGTCGTTGCTGGTCAAGATTAGCGCCAAAGATGCTGACGATATCTATACGGCGGCCAAGTCTCTCATCAATCCGATATTCGATTTCCGCCATCACCATCTGACTTACGCCAAGTTATCCATTCGCCTTAAAAAAGTGGGCAAGGAACGTGCACGAATCATCAGCGTCATTCTGCGCGATGACAACAAATGCAATATCAAAACCAAGCGCGAAAAGGATCGGGTGCTGTGCGACCGGTTGCTTGCCAAATGGAATCTGGTGAAGGAGATCGGCGATGTCGCTCAAATGCCTGTCGACGCACTCGCTGCTTGAACTGATCAGCCTGTTCGAGCGGTCTCGCCAGTCCATCATCGACGGCGAGGGTCAGCGTCTGCATGGCGTACCGGGTTGGGACCTCGCACGCATGACGTCCATGCCGCCGGACCAGTTGGCGGCATGGACAGAGCGCGTCGGGTATGCCGGTCACTATCTGGCACATCATGGCGATGAACGGATCGCCGTTGAACTTCTCGATGATGCCAATCCGGCGCGCTACGGGTACCGCTGCCCAGAAACATTTCGTCTGAAATACGTCCCAGCCGATGCGGTCGCGGTCTACGCCATCCACGCCACCAAGCTACTCAATGTCATTGCCGAACTTCTCGAAATACCCCAGGCGCTGCGCAAGGGAATCGCATCACCACTGCTCGACGGATCGCTCTGGCATCTTGGCAAAGCGCGGATTGGCACAGCCCACACTGACGTCTGGCTGGTTCGTGGGCTTACCCAGTCGGTCGACGAGGTGTTCCGCCACTTTCTTGCGCCGACGCTTCCAGATCAGGGATTGATTCTGTCATCGAACGCGGCGCTTCCTGACTTTGTTCGGCCACCACGGAACTATCGATTTGCCAGCCTGCGCGATGTGATCGTCGATTACGTCGCTGAACCATGTCTTGACATAAACCTCTTGCACCGGGTTTTGGCCACACCGGCCGATGGAGCGTTGCGACCGCAATTGCCAGTTCACTTCGACGAATACAGCAACGTGCTGACGATCCGCAGCAAGAAGAAGCCGTGGCACATCAAGGGGCAGCGCCATGCTGCCGCCGTCAAATACATGTACCAACAAGCCTGCAATGACCGCTGGCTTGTTGATGCGGGCGAAATTCTCGCCGCTGCCTTCCCGGACAAGCAGTCGGGTAAGAGTGTCCGGATGCAAAGTCTCTTCAGTGGCAACGATGAATGGAAAGATTACATCGCCAACCCAGAGAAGGGGAAGTATGGTTTTCAGTTGAGCTGAGCCAGCACCAGCTAGCCGCATTACGCAAAACCGCCTTCGGGCGGTTTTTTGTTGTCTGGACCTCGAAATTCTCCTCGATAGCACTGCCCGTACATCGCCCCGTACATGACGGCAGCTGACACCCGTACAGGCCGACTCCGAAACTGCACTCACGTTTCCGCAATCACTGAAAGGAGCAAAAACGTGAGCATTAAACATCTAAACCAAAGCCAACTGGCCGACCGTTGGGACATCAGCGAAGCAAGTCTTGAACGCTGGAGATCTGAAGGTATCGGTCCGGTATTTTTAAAACTTCAGGGACGTGTTTTGTATCGCGTCGAGGATGTCGAGGCCTTTGAGGTCGACAGCCTGCGCAAGAGCACATCAGAGCGCTTCACTGCGGGGAGTGCGATATGACGCGCCCAGCCCCCGACCAAGTTCTCGCTATCCCTGCCAGCGAACTCGCCAAGCAATCCAGCGAGTCGCTATTCCAGCTCAAGAACGACGCCGCTGATCTGCTGGCGGTAGCCAAGGCCATTGTTGATCACGTCGAGCGTGCCTTGGATTTCAAGTATGCCAATCAAGCACACCAGCTGCGTTTGGCTGCCGGCAAGGACACCGGTGTTGTGCACTTTGATGACGGGCGCGTGCGCATCACCGCCGATCTACCCAAAAAGATCGACTGGGATCAATCCCGTCTCGCAGAGATCACCCAGCGCATTGCCGCCAACGGAGATAACCCCGCTGAGTACGTCGAGATCAGCTACCGAGTGTCCGAGGCCAAGTTCTGCGCGTGGCCCGAATCGCTGAAAAGCGCCTTCGCACCGGCACGCACCCTCAAAACCGGCAAAGCAGGGTTCCGTCTTGCCTTACTTCAGGAGTAACCATCATGAAAACAAAACCTACGCTACTTGATCTGCTGCGCAAGCAGTCTGAGATGTACCTGCGGGACCTGCCCGAGATCATCCGCATTCCGGCTCTGGATGGCAGTCGCCCGGATGAAGTGGTGCGTCCCCTTGAGGACGCAACCATCGACGATCTGGCCTTCGCAATTCAGGGTCTGGAAGCAGAGTCCCGTGTTCTCCATCGCCGCCTGAGCGGTCTTCGAGACCTCTATGACCTTGCCCGCAAACGTGGCGCGCTGGGCATCACCACGGTCGCGACCGCATTCGCCACCCTTAGCGTTGAGGAGGCATCCAAATGAGCCTGCCCATCATCACAGCCGATCAGCGGTTGGCAGAACAGCGCGGCGTCAAAGGGGTGCTCGTTGGCAAGAGCGGCATCGGAAAAACCTCTCAGTTATGGACGTTGAAACCCACCGCGACCCTGTTTTTCGACCTCGAAGCCGGTGACCTTGCCGTGGAGGGCTGGGCTGGCGACACCGTGCGTCCCCGCACTTGGCAGGAGTGTCGCGACTTCGCTGTTTTCATTGGCGGCCCCAACCCGGCGCTGCGCGATGAGCAACCCTACAGCCGCGCCCACTTCGATGCGGTCTGCGAGCGCTTTGGCGAGCCATCGGTCATGGACAAGTATGACACTGTGTTCGTTGACTCGATCACCGTCGCCGGTCGCCTCTGTTTGCAATGGTGCAAGGGGCAACCACAGGCCTTTTCTGAAAAAACCGGCAAACCTGACAGTCGTGGCGCCTATGGCTTGATGGGCCAGGAAATGATTGGCTGGCTGACCCACCTGCAGCACACCCGGCGCAAGAACGTGTGGTTCGTCGGCATTCTCAATGAAGCACTCGATGACTTTAATCGTCGCGTTTTTTCGCTGCAGATTGACGGCTCTAAAACCGGACTAGAACTGCCCGGCATCGTCGATGAGGTGGTCACGCTGACTGAGCTTAAAGGTGATGACGGCGGCAGCTACCGCGCCTTTGTCTGCCACACGCTCAACAGCTGGGGCTATCCCGCTAAAGACCGCTCGGGTCGCCTGGACGCCATTGAGGAGCCCAACTTGGGCCGCCTCATGGAAAAGATTTCTGGCCCGGCCAAACCCGCACTAGAGCGGCTCGACTTTGCACGGCCCGCAAGCAGCTTTCCTGCTGCACAAGCAGATGCCAGCACTGAACCCACTTCCTTCAACCCCACTCAGGAGTCCTGATCATGACCTATTTCGATTTTAATTCTGCTTCCGAACAAACCTCCTTCGACCTGATTCCCAAGGGCAGCTTGGTGCGCGTGCGCATGACCGTCAAGCCGGGCGGCCATGACGATGCGTCGCAAGGCTGGACCGGTGGCTACGCAACCCGAAACGTCAATACCGGCTC